GACCGACCCCACATTCCAAATGATTCCGGGAGTTCACGAATTCCAACCGTTCCCGGACGGGATCCCAACTCAACAGGTGAAGTACAAAGGTCCAAGGTCGGAGGTCGTGGACAGCGATCGATTCTTATGTCCGTCCAAAGCGGAGTCCATAGAGAAGGCCGACATCTTGGTTGAGTTGTACGACAAGGATTTGAACTGGGTTCGAGAATTGTTCTACGATCGCGAGTGGTTGAGCTTTGGTGATTATGCCGAGCAGATCAAGCGTGACGCCAACCCCCGCAGTGAGATCGACAAGAACAAGGACAGCCGCGAGGATTTGACTTTCGATTCCGACAATAACCCCAGCGTACCCGTACTTGAATGTTGGGTGAAGCGAGACGTTCTCGGAACGGGACACCCTCAGGAGTTCTGCATCTTCATAGACCCCGAGACCAAGAAGCCTTTGTACTACGAGTACGTGGCCAAGCTGACCCCCGACAACCGCAAGCCGTATTCCATCGTATCGATCGGCAAGGAGCGTAACAGGTGGTGTGGTCCGAGCTTGCCCGAGCGCATAAGAATTTTCCAAGAATACGTCGACAGGCAGTTCAATTCCCAGAGCTACCGCAACGAGCTCGCAGCCAATCCGATAATCGGAGTGAATCCTCAGGCCGTCGAGGACGAGCCCGAGGACGTGGAGCTTCACGCGGGCAAGATATTCGAGTTGAAGGATCAGTACACCATAGACGACTTCATAAACTTCGCGGCTGTTCCCAACGTGGACGTACGCACCCAAGACCTGATCGATTTCGTATTCGGAATCGTTCAGTTGTGGTTGGGCGTATCGAACATGGCCCAAGGAGATTACCAAGCTCTCGCTCCCGCCAACACGGCTACGGGCGTTGAAGCCACCCTTCGAGAAGCCTCCAAGATCGGTCGTCGCTGGATGCGTCGAATCGTTCGTGGATACGAAGATCACATCACAAAGCTCGTGCAAGTGGCTATGGCTACCATGGACGAGGAGGAAGCCTACGAATACATGGAGGGCGAAGTACGTGAACTAGGCGTGATGACCCCTGAGATGATTGAAAAGATCGACATCAATGTTCGAGTTGTTTTGTCGCAGGACCAAGGTCAAAGGGCGATAGAGAAGGCGAACCTGGCTTTGCAGACTCAGGAAAGGTTCTTCCAATCGCCGCCTGAGATGAGACCTTTCATGAGACCGATGCTCAAACGCATATTGGATGCCATGGGCTTCGAAAAGACCGATGAACTTTTACCGTCGGAAGCTCCCGCTGATCCGAAGTCCGAGGCTGAGATCGCCAAGATGCTCGGCGACAACGCGGCTCAGGGAGAATCCCCGCCACCCGGGGACGGAGTTGCCGCAGCCGCGCAAGGCATGGGCAACAGCAACCCAGCCGGCGCCAACCAATATCAACAACAAGCCTACTAAATTATGAGCCTAAAATACACGCATACCAAAACAAGAGCCTACGTCCCTTTCGGCCGGGCCTACGAACGTTTCGTAACTAAACTAGCGACTCGCTTCCGCGATTCTTCCAAATTCAAAACACGTAAGAGAGTGTTCTCCAACGACTACCCCGCCTTTGGCGGATCGCTGGGGACTACCTACGTCGACACGAGCTCGGACGGAGCGAAGGATTCCATCCAGCGCGCATACCGCGCCGAGGCGATCACTTAAATGAGCAAGAGAGTTAAGAGTCGCGCGCAGGAGCTGCGCAAACGGAAACCCTCCAAAGCCTACGAACAGGGCTTCGGTCAGAATGGTGGGGTGTCCTCCTTGGGTACTACCTACGAGGATACGGATTCCGACGGCGTGCTTGACACAATAGTCAAGAACTCTCCCAGAATAGGGGCGTTCAAGCGTACCGTGGGTGCGGTCAACAGGTCTTACCTGCCTCAACCCGCTCCCGCAGGCCCCGTGGACAATCCACCAACTGTCACGACGCCTTTTGCCGACGTATTGTCAACGGGAGCCCCCGTTTCCCTAATACTACCCAATCACTTTACTGATCCCGAGGGGGATCCCATTACTTATGTCGTAAGCTCCTCCGACCCAACGATCGCAACGGTCGCGGAAGCGGCTGGCACTTTGACGGTCACGGAAGGCACGGTATATGGCACCGCAACTATAACCGTAACGGCTACTGCCAACGGTAAGTCGGTAACGGGGACGTTCGACTTTATTTATCCCCTCACCAGCACCCAGTCGTTGCGTCTTGACGGTACGAACCAATACGCCACCTTGGCCTCAACCTTTACTCTCTCCGGCAACAAAAGTTTTACGGGCTGGTTTTATTTTGATAGCGTTTCACAGCGCTCTATTTTCGCTCCCATTGGCGCAGCGAGTTTCGGTTCAACCGGCTTTTTCGTTACAAACGCGGGTAACGTTCGTTTTCAAATCCCGGCGGGGCGGCAGACTTTTACAATATCAAACCTCTCCATAGGAACTTGGACACATCTTGCTGTCACAGGCGATGGAACTGACTTAATACTATACGTCAACGGAAGTCAGGCGGGTTCAACATTAACCGATGGCGATTGGTCTATAGGGGACTTTTTCAAAACCGCCACATTTTACTACTTTGATGGTAAAGCGGATGAGTTGGCTTTCTTTGCTTCCACGCTATCCTCCGGCGAAGTATCTACCATCGCGAACACCGGCGCTGCATCCGGATCAAAGGCAATAGACCTTGGACCCTACTCACCGTTGCACTGGTGGAGAATGGGTGAAGGCGCCACATGGGACGGTACAAATTGGGCTATCCCTGACGCCGCCGTCCCCGGGGCCGTTGGTATCCCAATGACGACCATTAACGTGGGGAACACCGACATAGTAACCGATGCACCTTAAATAATATGAGTAGGCTATATGCAATAATCAATCGGTCCGACGTCTCGGATGTGGACTTCAGTCAAGTACTGGAAACGTCGGCTGAGACCTTAAGGTTTTCAGTAGCCGGAACTCAAACTTTCGTAAAATACGAAGGGCTTAAACCCCCGTTTTTGCAGGGAAAGTCGACCCTTACACATGCTCAGATCCTCACGGAACTGCAAACGGACGTATGGAACCCTCCCATTGACGAATGACCGACATCATAATATTCGACCAACTGTCGGACATCAAACGACTTACGGCTGATGAGGCTTTCATCCATCTTGAAAAGCGTTTTCAAAAAGAGCGTGGTAGATACCTCACCAAGATGCTCGACGAAAAGACGACCCCCGAGGAGACTCTTGCTATTAAGGCCGTCGTTAACGCGCTGGAGAGCTTATCGCCAATGGCTCTCGCGGAAAGCACGCTCAAGGTCGAGGTCGCAAATAGGAAAATAAAGAATCCCGATATGTTCAAGGTTCGCAAGCGTCCCGCAACCGCTTGAAGTACTATCATCTAAATAGGAGACTATAAGACATGCGCTGGGGAACTGATGTTAAAACCGAAACACCTGTAGACTTCGTATGGGGAGCTGGATTCGAGGGACGTGCTTCGCGCCCGATTGGAAGAACCGCACCCGGAACAGGCGGCGGTGGCGGCGGTGGCCCTGCGGGCGTCGCACCAACGGCGGATTTCACGATCGCCCCGCCATTATCCGGGGCTGACTATGTGTGGGGCGAGACAGTCACAATTAACGGCGGTTGGACTACTGCTGCCACCCCAACGGCAGGGTTGTCCAACGATACGGACGGAGTTATCGCGGCTCAGGACTACAAAGTAGTTTCCACTGGAGTGGTAACGAACCTCGCATCCGCCAGCTCACACAACCCCCCCGCAACGCTAGGTCTGGGGGTTGCGAATACTCCAACAGGTACCGAGTACATAAAGCTTACGGTCACCGACGACGACGGTCAAACCGGCAATAAGATCATTGCCTTAGCTATGGCTCAGGCAGATCTCGTGGAGCCTACGTCGCTCTCCGCTACCACGACTTTCTATACCTCTTCGGGGGCCTCTCTTCTCGCAGCTCCCACATTCTCTCAAATACAGCCCATATTCAATGTAACCGGTCATCCGGATGAATACGGGGATCCATATTACACCGTCTAAAGCCATGGCATCTCGAATAAAACTAACTTTCCTAGACTCCAATCCGGCTGGGGCTAACGACAACGACGGGTTCAAGATATACCGGGGTATAGGCGCGGACCCATGCCCCAACGTCGATGCCAACGGCGACACGGTAGCGAATCCCGCCACGTTGATCTATACCTCAGTACCGGCCGACATAACCGCAGGTACAGGTTCCGTGGACTGGGAAGACCCCGACGTAGTGGGGGCAACATCGTATCACTACCGCGCGAGCTTTACGCGAGGAGCCGAAGAATCTTTCTCCACAGAGGTAGGCCCGGTCAGCGTGGCATCCATAAACGATTTGGGATACCCCAACGGCACACCTAGCCATACTTCGGGGGTGCCTAATTTCGTAACCACCGAGCCAATCGTTCACTTTGACGCGGGTGCGGAGTTGCTTTCGCATGGGCCCGGTTACGTTTACGCAAACGGTGAACACTTCATAAACAAACCCGCTACTTACAGCACGCCCGGTACCGGGTTCGGCGACGTAGGAGCCATGTCGAGCGCCGTATACTCCAAATCCATAATAGCATATACAGGTACGGACACCGCCAGAAATCCGGTTTCCGTAGTGGGAGAGTTACCCAGTAACACGCCCAATTGGAACAGTCCTAACTTCACAGGTACGAACGGGTATATGGACTCCGAAGGATGTTACGCTTTCGCCATGGACGAGGGGGTCACGTCGTTCCACGTAGTAGCACCATCCCTTACCGGCACCGGCGCCGGGAATGCCTACAAACTGGGAGCCACGCACACAGACGGACATGGCGCTCATTATTATTACACGACCGGTGGGTCGAATCCTTGGGCTAATGGCAATGCCGCCACCGCCCCCAGAAGCTCCGATTTCGGGGTTCATTACTGGTCGAGTAGACTTAACGTTAACCTTGACGATCACTTCGACAGTTCGGGAACCGCTCTAGGGCAGTATGGCACTGGTTGGGCCCCCTACCCGAACCTCGGGCTGACTATCGGATACGGTGCTACGGCTAAGGACAATAGTTGGTTCATTGAGGCCGGCCTAGCTACGCCCGAGCTTCGACTCAGCTCACCTCCCGTTCAAAACGATCTATCCATAGTGGTGTCGATCATCAAACCCGATGGACGCCAGAGAGCGTGGGTCAACGGGGCTAAGCTGATGGACAGGCCAGTGATGCAAAACGTCGGCTTCAACGTCGGAAAGCAGCCATTACCCATGCTAACGCCAAAAGTTGGCTGGGGCCTGTATCAGGGCACGAAAGCGGAGCAATTGTACTTCCCGAAGTCTCTAGACTCAGCGGAATTTCAAATGGTAATCTCATATTTGGAAGCCAAATATGACACATGGACACACACACAACAAGCTTACTCAGGCGTATTCGCTTAATCGAACGACATTTTTCCAAAAAACTCAAAGCATGAACACTTACGCAATATTCGACACGGAGGCGGAAGCCATAGAGAAATCCGAGGAACTCGCCGAAAGATATACGGGGAAAGGGTATACCGAATACTCCGAGATCCGCGAAACTAACGACGGCTCGTTTTGTTTTCCCATAAGTACCGACGGATATTTTGACGTTACCGACAAAGTGGACTCTACCGAGGAATTGGACGAGGCCGATCTAGTAGACCTCCCTGAAGAAGCCCTTCCTGATGGGTGACCTCCAAATATTTAGTTCCGCCGGAACGGACGACAGTCCGCAGACCGTAACTTCCACGGGGAGCGAGTACGGCAGGGTGGCAGATTTATTCGCTACTAAGGTTTCCATAGCGACAATCCAGACGGACGTAGCCACGAATCGAGCGGAGATCACCGCCGTCATAGAAGACGCCCCCGTGGAGATGGACACTCTCAAAGAGATCAGTGATGAGTTGGGCGACGACGCCCTGCAAGATTTCATGACTGCCTTGGGATGATCCTCCGGATAGAGGCTCCGTTATCCGAGCCTCCCTCCACACTAGAAGTTTTCCGTGACACAACCCTGTACGCTGTGGTCTTCTGTAAACTGGACGTGCTCGTGGAGTGTGAAGTGGGCACGCGTTCCTTGTACTGGAAGTGGCTGAAGAGCTACGGCGCCCACGACTTCGTGGAGCAACTGATCGTCAAGGGCGAGGAGAGGGGCGGGCTGAGCATCGGATACAACCGAAGCTCTATTAACATAGACAGGCTGACCCCGGAAAACTTGAACTTTGTTATAGGGAGACTTCAGTTGTTTTCGCTGAAGTCGTAGATGAATTCGTCCCGGTACCTACCGATGAACTCATGCCTACCGCAGTGGGCCATGTAATCGTTTACGTTTGCAAATATTTGACCACCGATCTCTCGCCATAGTTTACAGAAAGAAAAGTCTTCACCGTAG